GCCTGTTGTTTTTGAACGTCCGCTTGTGCCGCCGCCTGTGCTGCCTGAGCGTTGCTTTGGCTTTGCATTTGAATATTCTCCTGCTGAACCTGTCTATCTTGCTGGAACTTTTTCTTACGACGCACTTTAAGCAATTGATTTGCTAACTTAATATTTTTTATTTCTCTAATATCAATAGCATCTTCTAAATATATTTGGTCCTTAGATAAAGCCGCTTGTATATTGTTTTCAAGCATAGCTTTTTCTTCATCGTCGGGTGCCAATTCAATGAATATCCCAAAGTCGTGCAGGTGCATGTTTTTAATATCATCTAATGTACCTACATTAAATCTGCCTATACTAGATATAAAAGCATCTCTAGTTGGGCTATACTCTAATATATCAGATATACGCAATGAAACAGCCTCAGCCGTTTTAGCTGTGATATATAATCCAGATTGTAAAATATGGCGCGTTGCGGTATTAGAATTTGCAGCTGCTAATTTTTGGACACCTACTAACGCATATTGATCAGGAACACTACCATCACGTGCTTCGTTTAACCCCGTAACGTCGCGAATCATTTGAAGATAATAATTATAAGTGCTAATTAAAGAACTTATTTTATTATTACCTCCGTTAGATGTTAGCTCTTGAATAGGCACTTTACCCGGATTCATATCCCCGTCAACAGTTAATGATCTGCCAATAACAGAGCCTGTTTGAAAAAACATACTCAATGCTTCCTGCGGATTATAATTAGTGCCGTTACCTAAATCTATTTCAGCTAAGCCATCTGCGTCAAGGTAAACACCATCCGGTATCATTCTTGACATGACCTGCTGTAATTTTAAATGCGTCAGTTGAATCATATCTGCAAAACTTGTAATTCTACTTACTAATGATTCTATTCTACCTTTGTATATTCTAGGAGCCACAACATTATAATTCATCATTACTTTTGTTGTATCGGCTTTTGGCCTTACCATATTTTTGGCCAACTCCCATTTTAGCATTTGCTGCGTGCCTAACACAAACGCGCCATCATAAACTACTTCAACTGATCGGCTAACTTTTTCAAAAAGAGATCTTGGGTCCTTTGGAGGGTTAAATTGATCTGTTTTTTCAATTGCTTTTGAAGCCCCTGTAGCCGTTGTTTTAATTTTGTAAACTTCGTTATTATAGGTTTTATAATTAAAATAAAGTACTTGAATTGTATTAGCGTCTAATACTGAATCTTCATTAATATATCTATTGTGAGAGGACGCGGTTTGCACGCCTTGCTTTGTTATTTTTTCTAATTCCGCATCTGTTAAATCGGGGAATTGTTTTTTAAGTTCATTTATAGTTACACTTTTAACTTCTCCTACGTAATATATATCGTCAAAATAAGGGGAGTAAGTGTAAGAATAAACTAAATCAGCTGGATCTACATATTCAACTTTAATTCCTTCTGATTTATTAAAATGATTCTTTAGAGCAGCTATACCAAGCACCGTTAAATCGTAATTAATACGCCTTTTTGTTAACTCGTAATTGTTTTGGTTTAATATAGAATTTATTGCTTGCTCTTCTGCAATCTCAATAGCTTGTTTATAATCTAGCTGCATGTGTAACGCTAGCTCATTTTCATCTTCTGGTAATTTATTTTTGTCGTTGCTATACACATTTATACCAAGCTGCTCTTGTATTGCATCATTCAATTCACGCGTTTGCATATCTTGAGTAATACTTTCAACGTATTCAGAACGCTGTTTTACAGCTGATGGGTCTTGCGAAAATGCTTTAATATCAAAAGCCCTGTCAGACATTCCATTTACAACTATATCTACAAATTTGGGTATAATTGGCACTGGTTTCCAATCTAAATTTAAATATGATAAATCACCATTAATAGATAATTCATCCTTATATTTTTTTACAGATTGCTCTCCTCTTGCATATAATCTTAATCTATGAAACTCGTCTCTGTTAGAATAAAACCTTGTTGCTCCGGAATCTCTTTTAAACCACTCATGCTCAATAGCGCGGGCTATTTTTAATCCGTACTCTGAGCTTGCCTTTTCTTCGTCTGAAGCAATTTGACTCGGGAAAGAAGACTTTAATATTGTTTCCGCCATGCTATTTTATTATTGTTGAATGCGATCCTTTATTATTATATCTTGAAATTTTTATATTCAATGCTTGTTTTTCTGATTTTGGCTTTGGATGATATAAATGCCTATTGCATGCCATTATAGCTAGCCCAGAACTTATTGCCGCATCATATTTTGTTCTTTTGTTTATATCAAACTTAGCCCAATCATTTAATGTTCTATTAAAATATATATTACCCCCTCCATCTTCTGTAACACCTACATGATTGTTTATATAAGTTTCTATAGCAGCTGCGTGAGCTTGCTTTATATCTTCTGATGTGTTTGGTATTCCGCCTATTTCTCTTTCTGTTACAGATAATTTATTCCAAACTTTATCCGGTCTGTTCATTGAAAATCCTCTATAGCCTCTACGTCTAAGGTGATACAATAGCCGTGGCTTGTTATTCTCTGCCAGAATTGGCATACCGTAATATACCAGAGCCATGAGAACATCTTCAAAAAACATTTCAGCAGTTTGTGGGCGTGCAACATATTCTAAAAAAAATGTGTTAGCAGGAGAATCCTCCATACTAAATTTAGTTAATCCGTGTAAAGCTCCTTTAGAACCTTGGCCATCTGTTGTTCCTGAAATATCGTATGAGTCACAGCCAAAAGCCCCCATATGTTCATTCCCAGGATATTTAGCGCCATTCTTAAGTATTACGTTGTTTTCTAGGTTCTTAGAAGGGGTCCACGACACATAAAAC